AATATTACAACCTGTTCTTTTCTTCAGAATGGAAATAAAGTGACTTGTCAATTCACGACCACGAGCATAATCAACTCGTACCTCATGTTTAGTAATTGGGTCACGCATTACAAAACTTTTTTCAATACCATAACTATTACCATTATCAAGTTCTGGATTATTGTAACCGCCACCAACATAACCATTTGGGAATTTTGTATATACGCTTCTCAAACTTTGGCCTTCACCATCAGTCAAGAATACAGTATTCACTACTTGTAACTTATATTGTTTCTGAAATTCTGGAATAATCTTGGCAGCTGCGACCACGGTTTCATTTAAAGGAGTTCCACCCATCTGAAGCCAACCTGGTTTCCAGCCACGATGTTGAGCAAGATTAACCAATGCTGAACCAGCAAAACTGAATTCTGATGCAGTCATCTTACTCGACAAGAGATTAATTAGTTTGAATCCGTGCATTTGAATATCACCAACAACTACCTTAGGTGTATAGGGCTCATCAAATTCGGAACTGAAAGCATACACTTCATAAGGAATGTTTACCTTCTTACAAAACATCACCAAGTTAATCAATTGCTTCATGGTGTTCTCAATGTGATTATGCATAGAACCTGACCAATCGAGGAACATTACAAGACCATGTGATTTACCATTAGGTACAACTGTAACCTTTTTGAAGATATCATCCATCAACTGATAACCATAAATCTTAGCCATGTTCAATTCGCCAGTTTTGGCAATCGATGCACGTTTCATTTGGTCAGCATTTTTACGGAGTTCAAACTCTTTGGCCAAGTAACCAACAACTTTTTTGGCATCATTACGCATCTTGGTAAATTTTGGAACATCTACACCAAAACTTGCAGCTTCCGGATATGGAGAATGATAACTATTTCTAATACGAGTGATATCTTCTTTGTAACGGGTCCAAGTTTGTTTGTATGAATAGATTGCTTCACTCAAATTAATATCAGGGATATTACCATAATAAAATGCTCGCTTATCATTAGCAAACAACTTGGATTCATTTTTTCGGAATGCTTCATCTGTGTGTGAACGGATTCCATCTTCGGCAGGAGAATCATATGGATTTTCTGGATTAGTTCCATAAGTTGAATCGCCGCCTAGTTGTTGTTCCGATTCTTCACTATCAAGGTCTACTTCATCTGATGGCTTTGATTTTCTGGATTCAGTTTCATCATCCCAATCTTCTTCATCAGTATCACCATAACCAAACGGATCAATTTCTTCATCAGATTCTTCATCAGATTCATCGTAAGTTGGTGATTCGGCTTTACGTTTTTCGTTTTCTTCTTTGAGATAGGCTTGGACTAATCTGGCCACTTCCATCACATCATCATATGATTGAGTATTTTCAATTTTATCAACCAAGGTTTTCTCAAAATCGGTAAATTTGATACCTTGTGATGCACCACCCTTAGTGTAAAGATTAACACGGTCAATAAAGTTTAAATCATTTAAATCAACACCAGCAGTACCAAAGAAATCTTTATCAATAAGTTCTTTGTATGCACGAATGAAAGAGGAACGAATGCCGGGATATTTGTTTTTGACTTTACGCTCAATACGGGAATCTTCCAATACATTCATAATGCCCATTGGAATCTTTTCTTCCCAAGCTCTAGTCATGCCTTCTAAAGGAGTATAGAGGGCATGGCCAACTTCATGACCCATGAAAAGGTCATACAAGTAACCAGAAATGTTTTTATCTAGGACAGGAACCGTAAGAATACGATTCTTTACATCAAAAGCGGCAGTTTGCACATTTCGCTGTTCAATGGTCAAGTTTTCGGTAGCCATTAATTTGGCGAGTAGTGATTTTGATTCAATAAGTTCCATAAGTTCTCCGATTTAATGAAACCATTATACTACAAATAATGCTTACCGTCAAATGTTTTTTGTAAAAGCGTTGTTTTTTAGCAACACCGTGCCTTATTGATACTCTTGCTTCATTTTTTGGTAGTCGGATTGGTCTTTTTCATGACCGGTTAACGCTGCCCACTTTCGGATAACTTGATCCAGCGTTTCCCAAGGCTCCTGTTCGACTTCCGGTGTGACATTTTGCAAATGAATGTAATATCCGTTGTTACTCATGATTTTTTCCTTCATTTTTATCGAAAATTTGCTGCTCAATTGATGCGGCAAGCTCTTCGGCAAGCTTCGGATTGAATTTTACGAGAAAATAAGCGACATCCTGAGCAGGAATGTGTCGCATATTGAACATAATCTCATCAATTCCTCTTAAAATTTGTGTTTCTTCGTGTTGTGCTAACATTTTTCACCTTTTTCATTTTGTAAAGTTGTACCAACCAGTAACAATATACTTGTCCTGTGTCATTGAAGCGATTCCTCGATGGGTATGTGTCCAATCAGCAGGCCAAATTACAGTTAATCCCTTTTTTGGCTGAAATTTCACTTGTTGGTAATAAAATTCAGTTTCACCATCATCGGTTACATCATTCAAGTATGTCATATACACCAAATGGCGCCCACCTGACGGATGTTTTACTCCAACTCTCTCACAATGCCATGCATAGAAACCTTCGGTTGGTTTATAGTGCTGAATATTCATACTATCAAGAATATCCCAAGGTGCATAGAAATCACAAAACTTATATTTTTCAATATACTTCTTGGTTACCTTTTGCACCTCATTGTAATACCGTGTTGCCAACTCCGGATTTAATTTTAAATCAGAATCAGTAGATATTTTTACCATTTCATCTTCTCGACCATAAGCGCCAGCATAACCAGGTCCCTTTAAGTCGGTATTGTCAAACCATTGAATAATCTCATCACATAGTGTTGTATCTTCAATATAGTCGGTAAAAATAAAACTTTCGCTCATTGTAGTGTATCAGTTTGGGTTGAAGTGACTGTTGAACCTCTTTGCTTTGCAATTCCAACAGATTTCAGCCAATCCAATTCAATTTGCAATTCTTCTTCGTTTAATGTTTGGAGATATTCTTCATAATCTTCCCACTCATCTCTTGTAATCATTATCTTCTCATGCTTGATATATCTTTTGCTTCATTATCTGTAAAAATTGGCACCGCATTTGATTTGTGCATAGTACCAATACCTTTCATCTTGTCACCTGTATATGAATTTTGGAATCTTTTCGTGCAAGCTACAAATCCTGTATCCAAGGAAGCAATCGGAGGAGATTCTCTACCTGCCGGAACCGTAAACATTGGAGTTACTTTGGAAAACTTTGTGGATTTATTTTTACTGAAATTGGTAGTCATCGAATTAATGGACATTAGCCATTCTTCGTATTGTAATTTCTTTGCTTTAGGAACTTTGCGTTTCTTAGATTTTGGAATATAACCGTGAATAAACATATAATTCTCCGTGACTGAAGAACCATTGTATTACAGTTTGAAGCGGAGGTCAAGCGTTGTGTTGTATGGAAACAACAAGATTACCAATACCTTATTTCAAAGGCGGACATACCTACTTATAATGAAAAACCAAGAATTAAGTGGTAATCTTAATTTTTTTCATGAGGTGAAATGTCAAGTTCTTCTTCCAAGAAGTCCTCGGAGTTCTTAATGTATTTCTTTACCTCGGAATGCTCTGTTGTTTTTTTCTTACTATGCAAAAAGTTCTTTGCATATGTGTAATCATCGTTGTAATCTTGATTCTTGCGAAACTTACCTAAAAACTTTGTCACTTACTACTCCTATTTCATGGTTTCAAAAGTTATGCCTTTAATTTTAGTTTCAGGCATATTATGCATATCTTCATCCGAAATATAGGTAATATCGGAATGAGGATAACAAATTTTTACGAGTTTTAATAATTGAATGATTGTACCATCAGAATCATTGAACGAAAATATTTCATCTACACAATTTATATTACTTATAATTTCACGGCGAGTGGTATAATCTTGGACATATCCGCCTTGTGACCAGGCCATCCACCAGTCAGAATGAACGCCGACAATTAACCAATCACCCTTAGTTTTACATTTTTTAAGAAACTTTAATTCTTCAATAGATAGTGGGTCGAATGTGCCGCTTGTTATTATTATTCTATCTTTTTCAAACATTATGGTAATAGTTGTGGGAATGCCTCTTTAACAAATTTGTAATCTAAACCTTTTACACCTAAATCTTTTCTTAGTATGCCTATGACAACTTCTGCTTCACGGGGTTCAATCGATTCAATTAACTGTAATAACAATTGTTTTCTTTTTTGATCCGTTAAAGCTTCAGCGGAAGGATTACCTTTTTGAAACAAATACAATTTACGAATTTCAGTAGATAACTGGCATTGTGAAAGGCCTGCAATTTTGTTTGTTTCGGTAAGTTTATATTCCGCAGGAAATTCAGTAATCAGCCATTGGTGATTTGGGTGAAATGCTAGTTCCAAAACTTGCACCAATGTTTTTGTCAAATTACGCTCAATGACAGCCATCTTATCTTTTTTACTTTTGGCCTCATCAAACTCATCAAAAACTTCATATATATTCTTCATTAAAAATCCTCTATTACTTCCATTAAGTTCTTCAGTTTGTGCTCAATAAAATAATTCAGCAATTTGTTCCGTTTTGCTGGAACAGTTTCTTCATAAGTATTTATGATTTTATTCTTGATATCACCAGGAATTAACCTTAGGTCAATTAGTGTTTGGTTGCGTGAAAATCCAACTCTTGCATTTTCATCTTCCCATTCACCATAGTTTTCAGCCAAATACTTTTCAATAATCTTCTGTGTGATTGGTTTCTGCCTTAATTCACGAACAAAACAATCTGATGGTGAAAACACATTAGGAATACCATCACCTTTATCACCACGAATAATCTTTTCTTTTAGTTCCAGTAATGGGTCAATCGACTTAACATATTTCTTCTGTGAGGGGTTATATTGTTTAACATTCTCACCATACATCTGTAACTGCAAGAAGTCACCATCACTTGATAGAATCAAAATCTTTTCATGTGGTGCATGACGAGGTACTAATGTACCAATGATATCATCCGCTTCAGCACCCTCAACATCGATTACTTTGTATGGGAAGTTTTCTTTGAGTTCTACCTTAAACTTGGCCAACATATCAAAGATAAGGTGCCAATCGAGGTCAGATTTCTCACGGGTTTTCTTGCGACCAGCTTTGTAAAATGGAAAGAATTCTTTTCTCCAATACTTACGATTATCGCAACACAATATTACTTCACCATACTCTTTAAAATTCTTAACGTGATTCCGTATAATATTTAAAATCATATGACGAATTAGGTCCTCATCCAACTTGCCTTTTTGATTAGCAATCTGTGCCATGAGTCCGGCTAATAATACTTGGTTTAAATCTACTAATACCATAATAAACTTTCAATAGTTTCCAATTAAGATGCTATTGTATCACGCTTTTTGTAATTTGTCAAATGTTTTTTGAATAAAGCTGTTGGATGTGGTAGTTTTGCGAGCCATAATACCAAATGTACCAGAAGGAATTAAGTTGGACATATATTCCAACGGATCCATAAAAATGGCTTCAAACATATCGATATCTACCAATTCACCATCGGCATCTTCTTTGAATAGAATAACGTGGTAAGCATTACCCATTGCTGAGTGACCAACGTTTTCGCCAGCATCTTTGTATGTGGCACCCTCTAGATGTATTGTATCTTTCTTTGGTCCAGGTAAAAAGAAGTATGCATCGTGGTCATCATACTTCAGCACCTTTAAGTAATCTAGCATTATAGTCCTTGATATGTGATTTTCTAACTCTTACCATTATCCATGTGTTATAGTAATCTTCCGATTCCATTACGCCACGAATAAATTGCTCTTTTGCTTCGAGATAACCACATTCACCTTTACTTTGGCATAAATGTAATATTTCACGGGAAAAGCTTTCATGACCTAATGATAACACATCTTGCTTCAATGTGTCACTACTTCCATAGTAAGTTTGCCAATCACTTGGAACCTTAATCTTCTTCTTTTTTAAATTGACTTGCTTGGTTTTGGCAGAATAAAAGAATTTCTTGCCTATGTATTTTCTACCATTCGTCAGATTTTTAATCTGATACACGAACCCGTAATTATCACCAATCAAATCTTCAGTAAAATCTTTACCATCATATTGCCAGTTTAGTCCCATTCTCCAGTATCCAAATCATCTTCATCCTCCTCTATATAGTCCTCGGATAATTCTTCGATTTGTTCACCGCAAAATGGGCAATGCTCAGGCAATTCTTGGGAAACCATTTCTTCCATAAATTCCACCGTATAGGTTGATTCACAATTAAGGCATTCGCCCGTAAGTGCTTTGTTTGTCATTAAAAATCCTTAATGGGCCCAAACATCACCCCAATCTCCGGATAAAGAACCTTTTGCATAATCGGTTGCTCTATTCTCAAAGAAGTTTGTGTGTGTTGGTGCGTTAATCATTTCCTCTACCCACGGTAAAGGATTACGTTTCACTTTAAACTGACCTTTGAGTCCTAAAGAAATTAATCTTCTATCAGCAATATAACGAATATATTTCTTAACATCTTCGGCTGATAAGTTTTCCATGGCACCCATTGCAAATGCTAAGTCAATAAACTTATCTTCTAATTCTACCATTCTTTCAGCAATCGTATATAAACGACCTTTGAGTTCATCGTTCCAAATCTCACGATTTTCTTCTATATATGTTCTAAACAATTTAACCATATTCTCGGTATGTTGAGTTTCATCAACGATAGACCAAGTAACAATCTGACCCATACCTTTCATCTTACCGTGGCGTGGGAAGTTCAATAACATAATGAATGAACTAAACAGTTGCATACCTTCTGTAAATGCTGAGAATACGGCAATATGTGTGGCGGTATTCTCTTTAGTGGTATTCTGTGCAGAGATATCCATAACATAGTCATGCTTCTCTTTCATCGCCTGATACTCCATAAAGTCATTATAGGTGGTATCGGGTAGACCAAGTGTTTCGATAAGGTGTGAGTAAGCAGCAATATGTAACGCTTCTCTGGCAGCGAAACCAAGAAGCATCATCCTTATTTCTGGTTGAGGGAAATAAGGCAAATAATTGTTAACATAACCGCCAGCAACGTCAATATCTCCTTGGGTGAAGAATCTAAAGATGTGTGTGAGAAATTGTTTTTCTTCTTTGGTGAGTTTCTTTTTCCAATCTTTAACATCCTCGAGCATTGGTACTTCAGTATGCAACCAGTGAGATTGCTCATGCTTAAGCCATGCATCATAAGCCCAAGCATAATTAAAAGGTTTAAAATATGTCCGTTCATCGGTCATCCTTGATTCTGTTTTTTTAATCATTTATTATTTCGTTCCAAGTTATTATTTCCCATTTACCATCGGTATGTTCTACTAATGCGGTGCAAGATTCTACCCAATCACCGTCATTCATATAGATTACACCGTCTATTTCTTTTATTTCTGCTGTGTGTATATGACCACAGATTACTCCGTCAAATCCACGTTTCTTACAATAACCAGCTAAATTCTTTTCAAATTGAAATATAAAATCCATTGATGATTTAACTTTGTGTTTTAGATATTTGCTTATTGACCAATATCCAAAACCTATCTTGTGCCTAAACCAATTCAACTTACTATTCAATTCTAAAACAAAGTCATAAGCTTTATCACCTAGAAAAGATAGCCACGGAGCAATCTTACTAATACCATCAAATAAATCTCCGTGTGTTATCAAATATCTTTTACCATCAACACCAATGTGTTCAGATTGATTAACTATCTCAATCATTCCAAAAGTAAAACCATAAGGTATCATTGGTCTTAAAAACTCATCATGATTGCCTGCAACATATATTACTTTTGTTCCACGCTTTGCATGACCTAACACCCTACGAACAACATTGGTATGACTTTGCTTCCATTTCCATTTATTCTGTTGTATTTTCCAAGCATCAATTATATCACCCACCAAATACAACTTTTCACAGCTATTGTGTTTCAGAAAATTGTTTAATAGTTCTGCTTTACAATCTCTCGTTCCCAAATGCACATCACTAATAAAAATAGTTCTGTAATGCATTTTATTCCTTGCATATTTTTAAACGTTAAACGATGAGCCACAACCACAGGTGCTTTTAACTTCTGGATTGGTTATGACAAATTGTGAATTAAATTTTTCTTCTTTATAATCTAATGTTGCTGTCATTAAGTATTGTGCTGACATAGAATCCACAAACACTTTAACATTATCTTTTTCAATCACAAAATCATCTTCTTCTTGGGTTTCATCAAAACTAAACTCATATTGAAACCCCGAACAACCTCCACCCTTTACGGACATTCTTAGTGCCATATTAGGGTTCTTTTCTTCTATAATCAAATCTTTTATTTTACTAAATGCATTATCGGTTACTTTAACCATTTTATACCTTACATGAACATTTAAGTTCGTAATCTTTTATCGCTGCTTTAATCGCATCTTCAGCAAGTATTGAGCAGTGGATTTTGACTGGTGGGAGAGCAAGTTCCTCCGCAATCTGAGAGTTCTTAATCGATCCTGCCTGCTCAAGCGTTTTGCCTTTGACCCATTCGGTAACAAGGCTCGAGCTAGCGATAGCCGATCCGCAACCGTAAGTTTTGAATTTTGCATCTATGATTATTCCATCTTCTACTTTAATTTGTAGTTTCATTACATCACCACACGCAGGTGCACCGACCATTCCTGTTCCAACAGAATCGTCACTTGCATCCATTTTACCTACATTTCTAGGATTTTCGTAATGGTCAATTACTTTATCTGAATATGCCATTTAAATCCTTAGTTTTGCTGTTTTAATTTTAATATCCGCTTTTATCATCACATTAAATGCAACCATCATTCTATCTTCTTTACCATCATAATCTGTGCCATGCCTATCAACCATGTGTTCTAACCAATGGGGCCAAAAAAGTATTACTCCTTTTGCTGGTTTAATGTAATGCCTATTCGAATTATGTTGATTGTATTCTTTATAACTATATTGCAATATTGAATGACCCATCCTAGGATCTTTAAAAATTAATTTACCACAATTTTCTGGAGCATTTACATATAATACTCCTGACATATAACAGTTTGGATGATTATGCAATGGATGAACAAAGTTTTTATTGGTTGAAGTGGCCCACATATTTGTTATATAATGAGATTCTCTAATTAAACCTTGTTGATCCAATAATTCACCGCTCGCTTGCAATATCAAATCTACTAATTCTTTAAACTCCGGTTCTTCGTGCAAATTATCATAAGATTCAAATTGTTCTTTTCCATAAGAAAGAGAGCCAGAACCCCTAAGTTTTAGTTTAGTGATTGTTGCTTTTAGTTTTTCCAACAATTCTTCGTCATCAACTTTTCCTTTTGATATTACCGTAGGAAAAAGAGTTAATTGTTCTCTGTTAATAATATTAGTCATTTCTAATCAATCTTTTAATTTTTGGAAACCAAACATAATCTAATGTTGAGTTCTTTAAAGTATGTATGGCTTCTTCTGGTGTTTCAACTAGTGGTTCTCCAGCCAAATTGAAACTGGTATTTAATAATAGTGGACATCCAGTTACTTCTTTAAATCTCTTTAATAATTCACAAATAATTCCATCTTTCTCTGTTACTGTTTGTATTCTTGTGGTATTATCTACATGAACCACACCTGATATTTCATTTTTCTTCTCTGGCCTAACTGTATATGATAGTGTCATAAAAGGACATTCATCCAAATTACCAACAGGTTCAAAGTAAGTGTGTAAATCTTCTTTTAGAATCATTGCTGCAAAGGGTCTATACCATTCTCTATTTTTAATTCTATTGACTATATCTTTTGCATCAGGATTTCTGGCATCAAATAGAATAGACCTGTGACCCAGCGCTCTAGGTCCAGATTCAGCCAATCCATCATACACAGCCACACTCTTTTGGTCAACCAGTAAATCAACTATATTTTCAATATTGGTAAATTCACCACCTATGTTTAATTTGTATTCTTTGCCATTAATAAAGGTGTGTTCTAATTTCTTTACTGTATTATTTTGTGTCAACTTGTGGTAGTAATACATTGCTGCACCAATTGAGTTGCCAGAATCATCAGCTAATGGTTCAAAGTAAAATTCAACATCCGAGAACTTATTAACCAAATATGAATTTGCCACGATGTTTAATCCATAACCACCAGTAACACAAACCTTCCTGATGCTCGTTTTGTTGATGTGTTCTCCAATCAACCTTGAAACTGCCTCCTGCGTTTCCAACTGGACATTTAATGCATAGTCAGCATACATCTGATAATTATCTTTTGTCACCTCCAACGTGGAATAATCATTCAATTCGATGTTTGTTGCTGATGTTACTTGCGGACTAAAAGGCTTTCTTTCATGGCTAAACAAATAATCGATTGGAAAGTAACCTTCTCTGAATAATGGTTTACATTTACTTTTATTACCATAAGCAGATAAACCCATCGTTTTACCATTTTCTAAACTGTGCTGGCCAATGAGTGTCGTTGCAGTTTCATAAACCTTAACAATACCAAAACAAGATTTGTAATTGTTGTTTGGTTGGTTTATCTTCTTTATTACTTGATTAATTTCTGGACTAATATCGATGCCAGTATTAAACAACCAATAGTTTTTTTGTAGTGTTTCAAAGTTACAAGGATAAGAAGCTTTAAAAACTGTTTCGGATTCTCTACCATACCAATGGTTGTTCTGAGTTAATAGTGAACCGCTTCTATCGATTACAAAAACTAACGATTCATCAAAACCACTATTATAGAAAGCTAAACTAGCGTGTTGTTGGTGATGGTGTTCACCCATATCAATTATTTCACATTTTACTTTCTGCTTTACATAATTGATGATGTAATTGTTTTCTTCGGTTTTTGTTGGTGCGGCAATTACGACAAGGTCGATTGGGTCAACAGTTCTAACAGCCATATCGATAGAAGTAACCGGCATCGGTTGTCGTTTTCTTCTACTTAATCTTTCTTCTTTGCTATAAAACTCTAACCCATTCTCCGAATATACTGCAACAGAACTATCGTGGAATGGGCTGATACCCATAATTCTCATAATTAGCCTTCACAAGCAATACAATCATTACCTTGAGCAATTTGTGTCATGTCAAGTTCTTTAATTACATTGCGTTCAATTTTCTTGGAAACCTTATCGGCTTTACCAATCTTTTCAGAACGGCAATAGTATAGAGTTTTCAATCCTTTTTTCCATGCCATGAAATGAATGGCGTGAATATACTTAATGTGAACATCTGGTCTAAAGAATAGGTTTAGTGATTGTGCTTGGTCAATATATTGTTGCCTATCTGAAGCCAATTCAATTACCCAACGTTGGTCAATCTCCATGGATGTTTTGAATACATCCTTTTCTGCTTGAGTGAGAATATCTAGATGTTGAACAGAACCATCATTAGCAATGATGGAAGACCAAACATCATTATATTCATCAGAATTAATTTCATTTAATTCATTGGTCAAATGATTTTGAATAACGGCATCCAGCCAACGATTCTTATTTAAGAATGATCCTGATAAAGTATCTTGACGATAAGCATTAGCACGATAGGGCTCAATAGATGGACTGGTATTACCCATAATGATGGAAGATGAGGCATTAGGAGCAATGGCCATAACATGACTGAACCTACGGCCAGTACCAACAGCGTCAGGAGCTTCACCACGTTCTTTACCAAGTTGTAAGTTTGCTTCATCTAAACCCTCTCTAATTGATTTAAAGATTCTGTTATTGGCTACTTTGGCCATAACTCCTTCAAAAGCAATTCCGTTACGTTGTAGATAAGCATGGAACCCGAGAGCACCAATGCCAATAGAGCGTTCTCGCTGAGCTGAGTATTTGGCACGAGCGATAGTATCAGGAGCATTATCAATAAAGTAATTAAGCACGTTATCAAGCATTTCGGCAACATCTTTAAGAAAAAGTTTGTTATCTTTCCATTCATCATAGGTCTCCAGATTTAAACTCGATAAACAACATACTGCTGTTCTCTGTTCGTTTGTTGGTAAAATAATTTCTGAACAAAGATTTGATTGGTGAACTTTCAAACCTTTATCTTTTAACCATTGGGGTAATTCACGATTACTTGTATCAATATAGTGAATGTATGGTTCACCAGTATGCATACGCAATTCAAGAATCATTTGCCACAACATTTTAGCGGACACAGTTTCACGGATTTCTTTGGATGCTGGGTCAACTAGATTCCAATCATCATTAAATTCTGGATCCAACATGGAATGTTCAATGATATGCATGAAATCATCGGTGATATTAATGCCATGGTGTAAATTTAAACATCTTTGGTTTTGGTCGCCTGTTGGCTTCCGCATTTCTAAGAATCCAATGATATCAGGATGGCTGATGTCGAGATAAGCAGCATAACTGCCCCGGCGAGTGCGACCCTGGCGGTATGCGAGAGAACTTGCATCGTAGATTTTGAGGTGAGGCATGACACCAGTAGATTTATCATCTGCTGAACGAATACCAAAGCCAATACCAACGCCACCGCCAAGCATAGAAAGCCAATTAGTTTCAGAGAGGTTATCAACTAATCCCTCCGCAGAATCTTCAATATAGTTAAGGAAACATGATATAGGCATACCACGCTTACTGCGGCCAAAAGAAAGAATGGGAGTAGAATAAGAGAGCCAATGCTTACTGCTGTATTCATATAATCTCTGTGCGTGTTCATCGTTTGTTCCAAATGTTTTTGATACAAATGCAAATCTGTGTTGTGGTGAGGTTTCATCCTCTTTCATGTATGATTCTTGTAATCGTTTAATGCCTAGTTCATCAAAAAGTTTATCTCGTTCTAAATCAATGCTAATCCCTAGATATTCCATATCCACCTTGTTATTGTTGTTATTGTTGTTAAAAAATTAATAATTCTTTTTCTGGAATATACAAATAATCAATTTCTGAATTATTAAAAGTATGTATTGCTTCTTCCAAAGTTTCTACCAAAGGATCACCAGCCAAATTAAATGATGTATTGAACAATATTGGTATACCAGTTAAATCCTCAAATGCTTTAATGAGATTATAATAACACACATTTTGTTCAAAAGAAAGCGTTTGTATTCTACAAGTACCATCAACGTGAACAATCGATGGTATTTTATCTTTCTTATCTTCAAGGCAATTTACCGCAAACATCATGAAAGGTGATTCTTTTAGACCCCTCATATCAAACCATTCGTGTACCTTTTCCGCAAGGATGGTTCCAGCAAAAGGTCTAAAAGATTCCCTTCTTTTTACTGCATTAATAATATCTTTACCGTTTTTGATTGACGGATTAAACAATATACTCCTATTACCTAGGGCTCTAGGTCCAGCTTCTGAACGACCTTGAAACATTGCAATAATTTTACCATCACGCAACAATTCTGCTACATCCTTTGGTGTGACCTTTTTACTTTTAACATCATCACCAATATTCAATTTTGGTTTTGGTCCACAATACAAAGAATTTAATTTTCTTATGGTTGTATCACCTGTTCTATGGTGCCAAATGTGCTTTGCAACACCAATTGACAATCCTGCATCACCTGAAATTGGTTCAACATACAAGTTTACATCTTCGGGTAAATGTTTTAAATATTCGTAGTTTGCCACACAGTTTAGAAAAAACCCTCCGGAAAGGCAAACGTTTTTATTTTTGCTTAAATCAATCGCTTTGAGTATAAATGATGTAACATACTCTTGACATTCTTTTTGAACAGCATAGGCAATGTCAGCTCTATTTTGAAACGTATCTTCATATTCATATATAAAATTTCGTCCAGCAAACATTTCAGGATTGGCACGACCATCAATAAGAATTTTAGGTAAATTTGCATTAGGTTTTCCATAAGCAGAAAGACCCATTACTTTACCAGCTTCGTGCCATGCAAAACCAAAATGTTCACACATCGATTCGAATATGTGACCAACACTCATTCTATCGGTTGGATCGTCAGTCAATCCTTCTTTATGCAAACATTTAAAATCTGCTGGGTAGCTTGCAGTAAAGATTGATTCAGTTTCTTTGAGGTTTTCTAAAGTCGATCCGTTACCATCAACAACAACACAAACTGCATTAGTAAATCCAGAATTGTAAAAGGCAATTGCTGCGTGAGAAAGATGATGGCCTCTAAAATAAGATTCGTGTGGCGGATAATCCTTATCTTTTAATATTTTATACAATAGTGCATCATATACACTTAAAGGTTTTTTCAACATTTCATTAATGTCGACCAAATCATAAAATCCAACTGAACCCACCATATCTACTGTA